GTCGTGTCATACATTCCTTTTGCAAAAGGTGGCATTAAATAAAACAGCTGATAATCTGATCCAGCTGAAATCAAGCCTTCTTCTACTTCCAATCTGACGAAGTAAAAAGGATAATGACCTGTCCCTGTCGATGGGAACGTAGAAGAATCCGGTGGAGCAACAAAAGACACGTGAAATGGGCTCAAATAGGGAGCTTCAAATTGTGAAATTCCCCACCAATTGACATTATTTATGACTACTCCATTCGAATTAAAAATCGAAGGATTGGACCCAGCAAAATTTGTGAAACTATTTCCAGCCATAGAAGCTATTCCATCGTTTGTCGCTCCTGCTTGTAGCCGAAACTTATGTATGGTAGAACCTCTCCACAATAAAAACATGTTCGACACATAATCAAAGGTGTCATTCTGCATGAAATCATTCTTAGTCATGGTCGTGGGATAAGGAAGAGGACCACCATGGGTCGGCGTTGTATTGTACCTCGACGAAAATCTTCCCAATAGGTCTTCTATCTTGTTAATCTGAGGGTATGGACGAGTTCCCGCCGTAGTTCCACCCCTGACTCCCATCGGAGGAAATTCTTCTGCGAAGAGTTCCCGCACATTCATCTGGGCCTCAGCTACTTGTTCGCGGGCTTGTTTACGTTTCTTAGACTGCAATTTTGATCCCATCAAAGCTGTTGGAGCCTGATACTTTATAAACGGAGCCTGCGGACTGGCCAGCTCAAAGTCTTCTCCCCCAGCAACATATGCGACAAAAGGAACGACGGGACTCCCCCCTCCTCCTGGTATTATAACTCGTCCCATCAACTCCAATTGAATCCGAGGATACAAAGTTCCCCCAGTAGGCAAATTCACATTGTTTTGATAAGATCCACTTGGACTGGTTTCTGAATAGGGAGATGGTCGAAAATATGGTACAGTGAAAGTTTCTACACACGTTCCCCTCACTGTTATAACCTTAGAGAAGACATCTCCAACGTCTACTACTGTCTTAGCTGCATCCCAACTAAGTGAAATACGAACTTTAGCTGCCATCAAGGGAGATATGTAAAATACAAATGCGTATTTCAAACTTCCTCTCCAAAATCGATAGAGTCGAGAAACCTGGCCAATGTAAGTATTACTTATACTGGTTTGCGGATCCACCATCCGAGAAACATCGGCTGATATCCACGAATTTGGGTTGCTCACTGGGTCTAGAGTTCCATGCGCTATTACTGACGGAGTACGCGCTATTTCCAAAATAGTTGTAGGCGTTGGTCCATACGCATCACTTGGTAAGCGAAAATTTGAGCTGGTTTCCAATGTATTCATACGTCCGCTTCGAGGAGCACATGTGCTCAAGTTTCCATACAAATCCTGAGATACTGAATTAGAGGAGCCCTTAGATACGCCTATATTATCCCCCTCAGGGGTTGCTTGCATATTAGCAGGACAATCTCCCAGTACATAACACTTCGCTTGTCTGATGAGATAGTCTGCGCCATCACTAACTCCTTGCTTAAATTCAGGACTACCCATGATAGCCTTGCCCGCGACTGCAGCGAGGTCCATCTGAGCCTCAGCAAATCCCTCAACTATCGGATTCTTAAAAGAGGCCCAAATTTGAATTCCTATGGTGTTCAGAACATCTGAACTTACCGTGTATATCGTATTATCACGAGCCACGACATACAATTCTGCGAAATGCCAGAAATCCAGAACCGAAGCATTCAACACTCCGTTCGATGAGAGCGGTAAAAACTCCCATTGGCCTTTGTATGGTATTGTGTACTGGGCAGCCTCCTGGCTAGATACCGGCAACAAGAGTGGTTCCGCAGCCCATATTGAATTGTTATCATACAAGGGATGCGCTGCATTCAAGGCCTCTTGATGCCAGGGAATGTTAGCTACACAGATTAACCCAAACTGCGATGGTGCAGATATCAACTGCACTGTCACTTCTACGTCGGCTCTCATGTACCTAAACGTGTTCAGGGCACTCTGTATGTTAGACTCTCGTAACAATTCTATCGCGCAAGACACATGAAAGGGGGATCCACCCCAAGCCGCATCCTGATAGATCAAATATTTCCTGCTCAACAAGGCAGTAGGAGTCTGAGACACAAAAGGAACCAGCTGTTTATAGAGAACTGACGTGTCTACTCCTTGCTCTACAACCGCTATCCCTTCTGTCATATCCAATTCGGTCATTTCCTTGGCCAAACGACCACTTTCGGGATCCATAGATCCCAGATTTATACTCCCAACCGTGGCCGACTCATCCACTTTGTGAGAGGTTTCTCCTTTTATAATTTCCTGTTTAGATGTTCTTTCTTTAATCTACTGATCTGGTCGAACGACTCCAAATCCCGATCAAGTGGAGCTTCAATCGTTGCATAGAAGAATGAAGAACAGATCGCTCCAATCCGGACCATATCACTCTATGCAATGGGACAAGTTTATAAGTCCATTCCGGGGACCATCATAGTTTATACCCTCATTTCGGAGGTTTGCAACGTTATTGCAAATATTCTTTAGAATATGATTTAAATCGTGAATCATAGTTCCCAAAATGATGCGTGATTCCTAAACTCTTAC